TTGAGGATCTACATTATCAACATCAAATATCATTGCTATAAAACATATTATGAATACTGTTATAAATATATACATCATTGCGACCTCTTTTCTTTGCTAGCCTAGCATTACACTAGGGATTCATATAATTATCCTCCTTCTTATAACTCATCATCAATCTCTTACATTGCTTATTAGATAACTCTCTAATGTCTATTTGTCTATTTGACTGTGGCTTATTGCCCTATTATTAACATTATTATCGTATTTTCTTTATCCTTATTAAAGGTGCAATAACATTTCTGATAAGTGTGTGAGTAGAGAATACATTAAAGGCTTATCCAAAAACTCTACTCTATCATTTTATTCTAGGCTTATAATACACAATATGTTAACGTATTATGTACTATTACTACCAGCCTTTTAAACTATCATATTATTTCAGGGTTCTTGGTTTAAAGATTGCTACCTCCCACCTTAATAATAAGTATATATCCTAATCATTAAGACATATGATAATAGTTATGTATTTTTAAAAATAAACCCTCAATTAAGAGGGTCTATAATTATGAAGCTAACAATCCATGTGTTACTTCAAATGTTCCGATATCACAATCTTTAACACTTACTCCAAAGCCTTGATCAGCTTTAGCTTGACAGAATCCAGCAATATATCCAGGACTCTTATTATATAATACTTTGCTACCTATTACTTCAGCAGCATGCTTTTTGTTACTACCATAGAACATTTCATAGTACCATTCTACTTTTATTTCATTAGGTTTCATAACGACTCCAAGTTAGTTATTGTTAAGTATAAGTTGGTATATATATTACTGCGCATGTATACACGTTAATATCATCACTATCCACACGCACAATAAGTTAGCTAAAGTATAGGAAAAGGGGAAATTAATCCCCTAATCCAACAACATACATTACCAGTTTCTTCTACCACTATAAGTTCTTTTACTTAATGAGTAAACAATCTGATTAAGCTCACTATTAAGCTCCATTTCACCTGCGATTCTTGCATCAACAGCTAAGTCAATCAAGTCATCTGCATAAGCTTTCATCAACATCTTCTTCTGAGACTGAGTCTTAGCATTCTTCCTTGCTGCCTTATACTCCTCCTTAGTTTCTTTAAATTCATTGCCTATTTCACTATCAAATATTGCATCGTATCTATTATTATTACTAGCCATAATTATGACTCCTTAATTAGTTTAAATATAACACAAAAAAACTCAAATCAAAAATAACGTAATTACGATAGTAAACATCCCACCGATAGGGGGTACCATAGGATAGAAAGCTACACATTAAAATTGCATAATTTTTAAAACCTCTTTGACATTTGATTTATAAAACCTTATATTTCGATATCGGTAACTTGCTAATTTTAGTTATCACCCAGATAGTACCCTTGAAATAGTTCTGCTAGATGGGTCAGAAGTTGGGTTATAGATCATCACAATAGTTGATTGAATTGTCCCCGATAACCGATAAAAACTGCTATGTTATAAGTTTGAGTATGGGAGTGAATAACTGGCTTAAACGAAAAATATAGTTAAAATTCTTAAAAAAGACACTAGCTCTTTCAGGGGCTAGTTATATTCAATAGGAGATATTATGAGTGATAAAGTTAGAGAATATGTTTTAAGGATTGTATATAATATAGAGACTGGCGAGATTGAGCATTTATCAGAATATGTTGATAAAGGTTGTGCGTTTGAGTTAGAAGGTGAGCTTGTTTCTTTGTCCAGTGAATTTAAAGAATATTTAGAAGATCATTTAGATAGTGATATACTTGGAATTAGTTAGCTCCAAACCCCTGGCGGGGATTGGGTATTATATATGAGGTATTATAAGGTAAATAGAATTACACATACAGTATTTGATGCTAAGAAAGAAGTGCCTAGGGAGATTAGGTACAAAGAGGATTGGAGGGAAGGTCATATAACTGACTGGGTCTTAGCAGATGATGGATGCATTATTCAGGTACTTAGAAAAGGTACTATGAAGAAGGCTAAGGGCAAGGTGCGTGAAGTTGAGTATATAGGTACTTGTACAGGCACATTTATAGTTTCTAGTACAACAAAAATGGACACATCTAAGAGAGAGAATATTTATAGCTTAGGTGGTAATATAAGCAGAGATGAGAGATTAGAGAGCCGTGAAAAGCTTTCGACAAGAGAAGAATTATTTGTCCAGTATATAGCATCTGGAATGGATGCTCGCAAGGCGTATCTACAGGCATTTCCGACGAATGACCCGCACTATGCAGGATTGCGTGCTGGACAACTTATTAAAACAACAAGGATAAAGACTGCTATGAAAGAAGAATTAAAACCCGTATTAGAAGAACTTGGTATAGATGAAACTACTATTATAGGTGGTATTAATCAGATCGCTTTAAGTTCTCAAAAGGATGATACACGATTAAAAGCCTTATTTAAGTTAGCTGATATAATGGATCTTGAAGATAAAAGTAAAACATCTGTTACGCAGATATCAGGTGCTGTTTTCCAAGGATTTGATGAAAAGCAGATAGAAGAAGTAAAAAGACCAAAGGAGATTGGTTAATGAGCGATGAATTATTAGAAGAAGCTTTAAAGCCTGCATATTTTAAAGATAATGAGCCAGTAGACACGTCTAATCAGAATATTTATCAAACATATAGTACTGATTTTGGAGGTCCTATTGATTTTGATGCAATCGCTACCCATAATCCTTCACCTTTGGATTTAGTATATAAAAAACCTGTTCCTGTAGCAGATCGACTTGGAGAAGCCTCAGGATTAACATGGCCTTATACATATTCTGGTGGAGAGGGAAAGGTAGAAGAAGGGCCATCATTTTTAGAATCTACTGCTGAAGGATTGGGTGCTGTAAAAAAAGCTATTGTAAGTGGAGCAAAAACAGCTGGAGATATAACTGTTGGAGCAGTTGAAGAGGCTGCAGGATACGCTAAGTCAAATCCTATTGATGCAGCATTAATTGCTCTTTCTATGATACCGCAAGCAAGGGCAGCTCGTTGGGGAGGAAAAGCTTTAAGCTATGCACCCAGACTTGCTAAAAATATAGGATTTCTTCAAAAGAGTAAATACGCAGCGCCTATTATTAATAAGACTAAAAGTGCGGCTAAGTTGGGTAGAACTGGGATTCAAGTGAATCTTCTAGCAGATGCAGTAAACGATTTTTATCAACATGGACTCATGTTTAATCCTGAAGAAGATTTATGGGACTATTTATATAGATCCGACAAAGATATACAATCAGCTTTTTATAATACAGGATATGATTTTAATACAAGTGATGAACAATTAGATAGAACTTGGGACCTTTTAAATTATGCACACGAAAAACATGGTATAAGTATCCCTATGATTTATACAGAAGGAAGTGATAAAAATGAACCGTTTCGGAAGAAATGGACTAACCCCACATATGCTGCTGGCTTTTTGGGAAGAGCAGGCAATATCCATGTACTTGAAGGTTATGAATCTGGAGGAAAATCCGTAGATTATAATAGGCAAGTATTAACAGAATATCTTCACCATATAAGAAATGAAACAGGTGGTATATTTGCTAATATAGAAAGAACATATGATTCAGCAGCAGGACTAGGGCTTGTAACATATCTAAAAACATTACCTGATTCTGAGCTTGAACAATATAATGCAAGAAGAGATTCTGATGGGGATATAATGGAAAAATACAAATTAGACGAAGAAGGTAATTTTCAATACACTAAATTTGGCGACAAAGTACGGAGTCACGATCATTATAGTCATAGCAACTCTATAAAAAGCGAAGAAAGAATTCATGGACTATATGAAGATAAACTACTTGAGATAGCAAAAATAGAAAATAAAACTGAAAGAGAAGCAGCATTTGATACATTTTTAGAAGAAATGAAAGAAGGGGTAGGTAAAGAAAGGGCTATAAGATATGGTCAATTTATTCCTACTGGCAGTGAAGAAGTGACTAAAAAACTAAGAGATAATATAATGAAAACTTTAAAAGAATATTATCCAACTTATTAATATAAAGGAAATATAATGGCAACTGAAGAAGAATTAAAACAAATAGAAGATATAGGACTAAGATTTCAATTTTTAAAGGATGATTTTAATAATTCGGAATCTGTTACTAGTCTTCAAAAGATGATTAATGAATTTGCG